AGGATTCTTTGGAGCATTTCCAAGTGATGATTCCGGTACTTATAGTTATACAAACCCTACGGCTAACGACCAACAAAATGGAATGCAGACATTATTTAAAAATCCACATTCTATTTATGTTGCTACTGCAGGAACAACAGGAAAACTGCCTGTTAATTTTCAATCAAACAAAGTTACAAGTTGGTATGAATATTAAGGAGATAAATGGCTACAGATAATAATATAAAAGTTTCAGAAATCTTAAGGCACTTAAGAGCAAGAGTCGAGGATTTAAATGATTTGGGTTTTAGTAAGCAGGAAAAATTAGATGCGTTAGATACTTCTCAAAGATATCTATGCTCTGTTATACATAATTATTATTTAAATAATTTAGAGGTTTCAGATGATGTTACAACAGATGGTGATGGTAAAATAACATATTCACAATTATCAAATAAAGTATTTAGAAATGATATTTTAGGAATTTCAACTGTTAGAGATGGACATCTAATGACACTAGATAATATAGAGTATGAGGATGTTGGGAGGTTGAATCATACATATCTTCAAGGGAATTTTGATTATCAAATGTGGTATAAATTTAAGGATGGTATTCATGTATATCCATCAGATTCAACTTTAACTTACACAGTATCTTATATTAAACAACCTGATATGTTTTATGACGATGAGGATGGTCAAGAAGCAACAGTATGTGATTTAGATATAGTATTATTAGACCCGTTATTAGATTTTGCAGAGGCTAATCTTTGGAAAATTGATAATAAGCAAAATAGAACAAAGATGGCTTTTGAGATGGGGGTAAATAATGTTAATCTATTAAATGAAAGATTTGCTCAAGAAAGAACTACAGGAATTAATCAAACAGGACAAGGACAGAGTCAATAATGCCTGAGATTAAAATACCATTAAATTCAGGAATTGACCAATTTTCAGATGCTGAAGAGGTTGGTTTTAATGGGAATACTGAACTTCAAAATGTTTATATTGATACCCCCGGAAAATGTACAATAAGACCATATACGAATTCGTTAACTACAATACCAAACAAACAAATACATAAAATAATAAGATGGTCTAATCCTGATATTCCTTTTAATGGATTTGGTTGGGTTATTGTTTGCACAGATACTGAATATAATAGCGCTAATGGTTTAACGCCAAACGCAAAAACTATTTATATTACAAATAGGGATTTTAATCAATTCCATTTAATTACATCGATAGAATCCGGAACAGTCCCAAAGAAAATAGAAATACTAGAAAATGTTGCTTTATTTACTATGGGGACAGGTGAAGATGCTATAAGATATCAGTGGATAAACAATTCTTTTTATCAAACATTGTTTTATTATAAGGATTGGTTTTTAGATATAGGTAGACCTTTTAATAGTTTTGCTAATATAAAAAGCATAACAGAAGAAACATCAGGGGGAACTTTAGCATCAGGGAAATATTATTTTTACAAGGTTGTTCCTATATTTGATGGTCGTCAAGTATGTCCACTTCCTAATACTTACCAATATGCTGTTTCGAGTAATGATAATAGTAGATTTAAAATAAAATTAGAAATAGATATAGAAGATTTTAATCCTAGGTGTTCTTCTATCGATGTTTATAGAGCCGAGGGGACAAATGAATTAGAAACAAATTTAAGTTATTATAAAATAAAATCTGTTTCTACATATAGACCTATAGAGCAAGATGGTGGAATACTAGACAATTCTAATGTAGGTAGAACTATAGCAGATAATGTTGCTTACTACAATGCTACAACTTCAGCACCTTATACTAAAAATGATTGGCTTCCTATTTTAAATCCAACTTTAAATGATACTACAGAGAGAATTGATATGAATGACCCAAATGATATAACCCCTAAAACTAGGTTATTTATGTATCCATACTCAGGTTATGTTTCAAATTCAGATGCGCCATTTGAAGCATATAAGATTCCACAGCAATATAAAGAGGGAGAAGGAGGAGGCAAACCCAATGAACATAAAATTTGTTCAGGTCTTAATGATAATATGTGGGGGAAAAAGGCTTATCCTGTTTCAGGATACAGTCATAATGATACTGCAGTTACTACTGATAAAGCAACAGACACATTAAATTTAGATGTAAAAATAAGAACGCTTGATGAACATTCAGAAGGAGATAAAAGTTATCTTTTAGTTAGTCGTACAAATAAAATTAAAAATGGGCATTTTATGACTAGAGCAGGATGGAGTCAGGGCAATACTGCACCTGTAGGCTCAAGTGAAACTAATTATAATCTTACATCACATTCATCTTGGAATTCATCCACAGCACCATGGAATAGTTGGTATAATTTTACGCCTGTAGATGGAAACGACTCGATGTGGAATGTTCATAACGGATGGATGCAAAGAATGAGTGGTTTAAGGTTAGGTTTTCATAGTGAACATAATGGTGGCGCTCAAACAGGCAATAATGCTGTTGCACAAAAATTCACACTTACAGCCGGTACAAAATATTATTTTCAATATGCTTTTACATGGACAGCAATCCAAAATTTGGGTAATAATTGGAATCCTCAATATTTTAATGTAAAACTTACAAAACCTGATGGGGGATGGGATAATAGTTCTCATGATTGGACGAATATGAACAGTACAAACGCCATTCATTATAAATCATACGGTCGGTCAGGATATAGAAAAGAAAGTTGGGGTGGTGATGCAAATTATAGTTTTTCTCATGGCGCACCTCATAATTGGTGGTTATATTCAAATACATTTGACTGCACTGAAACAGGTAGTTATTATATTAATTTTTGGATGCACTGTAGTAATGGTGTAGGGACTAAGATAATATCAGGAGTTGGTTTAGGACACTCTATTAGAGTAAGAGATGTTGTTGTTGCAGAATGTGATGGTGGTCGTGCTAATTATTATGGTGGTCATCAGACTCTTATACCTAAAAATTATAAAAATTATGATGCAGATACAACTTCTGCAGAAATTTCTGACCATGATTATTTAGGTGGAACTGCATTTATTGGTGAGGAAAAATTTAATGTTGTGGATAATATAAATACTATTTTTACATTATCATCACCTATACCAAGTTCACTTATGGGGACTACTTCTGAAGCCATAATTACGAAAGGCGTGTCAGCCACAAAAACATCAGGAAATGATGGTCGTGAAAAAATAGAAGTAGAGGTTATAGATATTGGGTATACAGCATTAGATAAACACCCGACACATGAAATTCCTATTAATGTTAAATATGAGTTTTCACAATACATAGAAGGTAGAATGTTTGTCGCTGATTGTAGATATACAAATGAAAATAATGATGATGTAGAGCAAGATAGAAATTTAGTGTTGTTTTCTGAGTTAAATCAACCAAATGTAATACCCGTCACTAATTATATAAAAGTTCAAGACAATCAAGGTGGATATATAAAAGGATTATCAGAATTATCAGGAAATTTAATAGTTTTTATGGAAAATAGCATTTGGAGATTAAATGTTCCAAATACAGACCCTAGTAATTGGTCTTTGGTAGAAACAAGTGGAAGTTTAGGATGCACATCTGAATCAAGCATATTATCTTTTGAGGGTGGTATTTTATTTGCTAATAAAGATGGTTTATATTTAATGACTTCTAATTTTATACCACAAGAAATAAGTAAACCTTGGAGAAAGCATTATCAAGAAAATTATAAAGATAGAACATCTATCCATTACTGTCCTAAATCTAAAATGTTATATATAAATCAAGATGACCCTTATATAACTTGGGTTATGGATGGTGGCGCTGATAAGCCTAGTTGGTTATCTTTAAGAGAATTAGGCAATGGAGCAGAATTAAATGGATGGTCAGGCTTTATGAATGATGAAACATCTAAACCGTTCTTTTATGAAAATAGAGGAGATTCATCTGTTGTAGGAGAACTAGAGGCTAGAAAAGGTAATAATAAATTAAAATTTGTAAAAAGAACAGGATGGATAAGGTTAGGTGACCTTCATTTATCTAAAATGATTAGGCGTGTTAATATAAGATATAAAAATAAATATACAGGAACAGGGTTAGCACCAAATTTATACATATGGGTTAACGGAAAAGGTTTTGAAGAAAGTGATTTAGAATATTCTTTGAGTGGCGATTCTTTATTTCAGGATAAAACAGGTGCTGAGGCTATTGCATCAGTAAGAGTTGGTGTGAGATGTAAGTATTTTGCGCTTGAAATTGGTAGAAGTTTTGGTACAACTGATGATATAATATCTACTGATGAAGATTTATTTGAATTATTATCATTGGAGATAGAATGGGAATAATTAAACCTGATTTAGATAAGGTTGATAACGCAATAAATCCTGAGGTTGTAAGTAAGGCTGTTCAGATATTAGAAAAAAGAATATTATATTTAGAAAACGCAGTTCATGGTACAGGAGCAAAAAGTGATAAATTAAAAGTATTAGGATTAGAGGAAAGTTTAAACGGATTATCATTTAAAAAATATGATTCCGGTGAATTTTCTGCAACCATGAGTGGCTCAGGAGATAAGTGGACAAAAACACATGGATTAGGTGCAGTTCCATCTTTTGTTACTGTTTGGGGTAAGTTTTCAGGGGAAAATTATTGGATTCAGTTATTATGTCAACCCCTAAATTCCTCGCCATTAAAAGCACACACAGGTCATTCAGGTGGCGACCCTAGTTCTAGTCCTCAGGGATGTTCGAGTGTAAAGGCAACAAGTACCTCTATAACATTTAATAACGACCAAAGTCCTTCGGGTTCACTATTGGTTGGGAGTAAAGGAATTGATGATATAAATAAATGTAGAGTTGTTGCTCTATTATTTTAATTAAGGAGAAATTATGAATTGGAAAAAATTAGTAGACAGATGCAGTTTATTTGTAGATGGAAATAGAAACCTATTACTAAACCTTTTACATGAGGCTGAAGAGGAGTTAACAAGAAGTTGCAATATATTTGAAGATTTTAAAGAATATACAATTGATGCAACAAATCAAAATGTAATTTCACTTCCTTCAGAGAACGAATCCATGAATGATGACCTTTCACAACATCAAGGTTCTGTGTTTAAAAAGGCTATAGTTGTATTACATAATGGTCTTAAATTAAAAGCAATGCATGAATATGATTTTACATACGATAGTACTAATTCAAGATACAGTGGGACACCAATAGGATATTCTATTAAAAATGATATTTTAAATTTATCTCATATACCAAGGATAGGCGATAAAATTAAGATTGTATATTATGGTATAGTATATGACCATGAAGGTCTTGAGCCATCTATTCCAATCCAATTTCATAAAGATTTATGTCATTATGCATGTTTTATGGCTACTATAAAAACCAACCCAAATCTAGCATCTGTTCACATGCAATTATGGACAGATACTATGAATAGAGTTTCGGTTGAAGAGGGTGATAGAGATTTGGTTTATACAGTAAGAGAGGAGATTTAATATGTGGTGGTTAAAACCTGTAATTAGTGGTGCAATTGGAATGATTGGTGCAAGTCAACAAAAAGCACCACCTAAATATAAAAGAACAGAAGATGAAGAAAAAATGGTTACTTCATTAGAGAATAAAGCAAGAGATGGATTTAATGTAGATGAGAGATTAAGGCAAAGGTCTAGACCTGTTCTTGATATTGCATCAAGTCAAAAAGGAGGTGCTTTAGGTAGAGCAATAGGAAGGGGAATGCAAAATTCTATAATAACAGAACAATTATTATCAAAGGTCGATAGGGAAACTCAGGATAAGATTTCTTCTATGTCTAATGAGATTGCAATACAAAACCAACAATATAAAGACCAAGCAGAGGGTCAATTACATAGTTTTTATCAACAAGAAGGTGGTGCAATAAGACAAAATGATGCAGATAGAGTTGCACATGGAAACCAAAAAAGAGCAACTCAAATGAGTGCCTTATCAGGCATGGCGTCAGGGTTGTTATCGGGTACTTGGGATAAAGAAGGTGATGGATTTGAATATAGTCCACCAAATATGACTCCTGACAGTAATACTCAATACGATAAGAGTTGGTTAATTCAGTCAATGAATCAAGCAAGTTTAGATGGAGACACTACTGAATTTAATAGATTGAACGAATTATTTAGGCAACTATTCCCAAACAGTCAGTAATTAAGGAGGTTAAATGTCAACAGACAGCACACAGGTACAATTTACATTAAACGAAGAGGATGTTCAAGACCCTTACGAAACCATAGATTGGTTTGAAGGTTGGGAACAGCCTGAGAATTTTGAAAACTATATCTTTAAAGAGTATAATGATATGACATATGGTGCAGATAATAAAACCCCCTTTGTTTTACAAATTCCGGGATTTAATGCAAATATTGGGACTCAAGATGAATGGGTCACAAAACAATTAGAGAAAGATTCAATATTTAAAGACACTCACATGAATTATTACAGTCTTTATGATGAGTATGGTGGTAGGTATAAAGAATTTCTCAAAATGATACAAAAGCATAATAAAACACAAGCAGGTAAATACAGATTAGTACTTCCTATGCACCCTAAAGATGATGGAGCAGGTAATCAAATATATACATATGCTTTTGAGGGAAGTCCTACTAATAAAATAACTACGCTTGAAAATTTAATTCAATCAAATTATAAAAAGTCTAAATTAGTTTTAAATACAAAGACGGGAGAATATGTTGACCCTAAAGTTTTAATTAAAGAAGAAAGAGAACAAAATAAGTTAGATTTGTATGGAGATGAATTATTCCCAATTTGGAAAAAATATTACGAGAAACTCAGTACATTCACTGATGATTATGAAGATTGGAAAGATAAAATCAATTTAGATTTAGTTAAAAAGGGAGATGATGTTCCTTCTTATTTACAAGATGATGCTGTTGGCTCTGATGATGCATCTTTATATTGGGCAAATTTCAATCAACATGCTAAGGTTTTTTTCTTAGAGGACACTAAACAGGCAGGTTTATATGTTGATGAATTGTTTGGTGTTGAGGGAGTTACAGCATCAAATATGCCTTCAATAAAACTTGAGGCAGGTCACAAGCAGTTATTAGAATGGGTTGTTGCTAATCTTAAAAACGGAGCATATTATAAAACAAACAGCAATTTAAGAGACGATATTTCTAGGATAGAAGGTATACTTAAAAAACAAAATGACCCCGGATTTATAATGTCTATAGATATTCATAAAAAAGATGAATTAGAAAATGCTGAAAGTTGGGGTATTGGTGAGTCTATAGCAACTAACACTATAAAGTTTATGGGATTAATATCAGGAAAAGATTCAGAAACAAGACTTAGCCATGTAAAGGACTATAAAACATATAAATCTTTTGTCCGAAGAGTTCCTGAAACAATAGATAAATTTACCAAAAATTCAAGTAACTACACAGTTAACGGTAGAAGACCAAATAAAGTAAGGATGTTTGTAGATAAAAACCCTAGTTTAAGTTCAATTCAATATATGATAGGAAACCCTGTGTCTTACACTGCTCATAATGGATATAAGGTGGCGTTTAATGATTTATTAGCAATTCCTTTGTTTGAAGACCTTACAAGAGAATGGTTTTACGAAAATCATGATTCAATGGGTTTTGATAAATTGGATTTTGCTTATTGGTTAAGAAGTCATCCTGACCCAAAGTATTCATCTACAGACCCTGATGATAATTTTTTCTCATATTACGAAATATTGAATATGGGTTATAGTGCTTGGAAAGATGACCCTATGAAAAGTCCTATAGGTCACAATAACTATCTTTCAACAATGGAATTTACGCAAAAAGACTTACAAGACCATGCATCTATAACAAATAGTATAAATAGATGGAAGTTGTTTGAAGAGAGATATGGTAAATCTAAAGGGGGATTTTTAGAATTTATGTGTACAAATTATCCACAGGTAGCCATTAAAATGTATCAACTGCATTCAAATATGAGCAATGTTAAGAATTTTATGACTTCAGGAGATTTTACTAATACACTACCACCTGCACACGCAAACAGAATTCCTGTTTTGTTAACAGAAATATATGGTATTACAGATAACAATGACAACCCTTGGGATTGGAAAAATATGTCTAGCCAAGAGGCAGAATTTTTAGAAAAAAAACCTGAAATGTTCGATGATTTATATACACCACCACCTGCGAGTAATTGGTAATGGGAAAAATATTAAATACAATATCTGAAGACTTAAAAGATTATTCAAATATAGGTTCATTTGAAGAGGCGTTTAATTTAGCATTATCTGAACTAGGTGTTAATAGGGAATTTGTTTATAACGGTGAAGTATATTCAACAATAACAGAAAACGACAGAAATAGTCGTTGGATTAACAAAATTCCATCTGATGGAATATGGAAGATTGATTTTAATGATGGTGATAAATTGTATAAGTTTATGGGTAATGAATGGACTCAAATTAGTGAAGAAGATGGTAAACTAATACCTCTAGACTTTGCAAAAACTTCCTCAAATAACGGTGTAGCAGAAAAACCTATAGATACATCTAATCCTAATAACCAAACTACTCAGGAGGTTGTCTTTTCAACTATAATGAATATTGATGACCCTAAGTATGATGATGTAAAAGAATTATTAAATCAAGGAAGATATGATGATGCTTGGAATGAATTAACAGCAATCAATGAAGAATTTGAATTAATTGTTGGTGATGAGACTTTAGACCAAGAATCTGTTTTTAATCCAAAAATAAATAAACAAACAGGTGAAGTTCAAGAACATTATGATTCTAATTATCCGTTTTTCGGTATAGACCAAATACAATTTGGCGAGGGTTTTATACCTCTTTCTCAGGGAACTTTTACACCTTGGGATAATGAAAATTTATCTAAATATGGACAAAGAAAAGAAGGTCATTATATTTTAGTTAAATTTGAAGATGATACAGTAGACCCTTCAAAAGCAATAAGACAATCATACGAATCAGTAAGTGATGATAAAATATTTAATTTTCTAATGTCTATGCCGAATACAAAAGATGATGCTCAAAGACTTGGTTTGGGTGATAAATGGGATGAGGTTGAAAAATATCATGATGAAGGATATAGACTTGTAACCACAACGGGTGATGTTGAAAAAGGTTACGCAGAGGTAGAAATAAATAGAAATTTATTTGAGGTTGAAACAGGTATAATTGAATGGGGTTTTATGGATTCATTCAATGAATGGTTTACTGAAGGGGAATGGGTTTATGATGCGCCAATAGTGGGAAGTTTTAATGAGTATGCAAGAACAGTTAGGATTGCAGAGGCTCTTCAAAGAGTTGAAGATGGTACTGCAGACGGAACTGATATGATGCTTTTAAAAGATGTCTATGACAAAAGTCGTAGAGATTCAAATTGGGGAACGATGTTTGCAAATGGACTTCAGGAAGTTATAGGATTTGCAGTTGATTTAAGAATGACAAGGGGTCTTCAAACATTTTCTACAAAGATTTCTCAAAAAGCAATTACAAAGATATTAACAAAACTTACATCAAAGGGTGGAAAGGAATATTTAGACACACTTCTTGTTAAATATGGGACAAAAATTACTTCTAGGGGTATAGGTATAGGGGTGCAGTCTCAAGTAGGTTTTATAGGTCATCAAATGTCAGGTATTGCAGATAAAATGTTACCACATTTTGAAATAGGTACTGACATGGATGGTGAATTATATGCAATGATTACATCCGATGGGATGAATATGATGGATGCATATTTATATACATCTGCTGAAAATTATATTGCTATTTGGAGTGAGCAATTAGGCGAACATATGGTTAAACTTAGTCCTATGAGATTTGAAATTGCATCTAGAATAGGGTTAACAGATTTAATGAAAAAATTAAACCCAAACATGACCGATAAACAATTAAAGGAATTGCTTAGTAGATACGGTTATCAAGGTGTTTTTATAGAGATGTTGGAAGAGGAGGTTGATAGAGGTGCTAGGGGTGTGCTGTATGAAGCAGACACAAGACTTTTTGAAAGAGAAGGAAATCCTACATGGGAATACAAATTACCTACCTTGGAGGAATGGACTTCAACAATGGCTACATTTATTGTCAGTCCTGTTAAAATGGGAATAACCGGATTAAACTATACATTTAATTATAGAAATATTCAAATAGCAAGAGATGTGGCTAACAGAGAACTTACAGACACATCAAAAGAAAGAGGTAAAATATTTCAAGGCAGGGATTCTGTTAAAGCAGTAAACCAAGCATATGAAGATGGTTTAATTTCTGAAAATACTAGAAACTATATGTATATAATATTAGATTCCCCCGGAAATGAAACTTTTGATGAAAATGGTATTTTGGAAATATTTGACACTGAGAAAAAAATTACTAAAGATAAATATGTAGAAGATATAATGAAAACCACCGGTATGAGTGAAGCAGATGCTGAGGGTCTTTGGTTTCAGTTTTTAACAGGAAGATTAGATTTAGATGGAGAATATAGGGGTTATGATGTTAAGAATATTTTAGAAGTTAGTATTCTTGGTAGAACTCGCATAGATATGGATGAGGGTGCAAAGAAAGTTCTTGTTCATCTTTTTACAGGTGCTAATGAATCAACTATAATAGAAGAATTTTTAGGTTATCAATATAGAACCATGAATAATGAAGAGTGGGTTGCTTTCAATGAGGCTTATGAAGAGTATGTAGCAAGTGGAGGAAGATTAAGACCTGAAGAACTTTTTGAAAAGAAGGGTGTTGATTATATTATGGGCAATGCTGACTTTGTTCAACATCCGTTTCTACAAATATGGGATGCAGTTAAACAAGATTTTGGAAGTTTTATAAATGAAATTAAAGGTAAGTCAGGTATGAACCTTCCTGACAATGTTACATCTATGTATGAAAATATGTTTGTCGTGGATAAAGCAGAGTCACTTGATGAGCCTATTGTTAGAAATATAAATACAAATATAGATATTAATGAAGGGAGCGATTTAGATGGAGATTCATATCAAATAAAAGTAGTTCCAACAAAGAAAGTTGGAATAAAATTAGCCAACAAATCTATAATTAATCCTGCTAACCACGACAAACCCACTTATGAGAAAAAAGTTATTAACAGGGGAATTCTACAAGGGTTTAGGAATATATTGGATGCAGTTAACAAGGGTAACATTAACATAGAGGGCGCTAGACAATGGTATAACGAAGAAACCCAAGGCGCTTTTGATGTATTAAAAAAAGAAATCCCTGAATTAAAAGACGACCCTGCTTTAGAAGTATTTGCTAAAGTTGTGTTGGCTATCACATCTAACGGTCAAAATGTAAGAGTTAATTGGAATCAGGCTGTTGAATTAGTCAAAGATTACTTGCGAGATGGTAGTTTTACTATTGGTTCAAAACTTGTTGTAGCAGACAAAGATAAAACAGTAAGACCAATGAGAGGAGATTCTTTTAAAGTCCTAAAGGGCGAAGAGTATGTAGACGAGGCTATTGTAACTAGAAACATAGAAGGAAAAGAAATTTCTACAGGGGGAATTAGAAGTAAAAATGTAGGTGGAACTCTTTTATTAATACAAGACCTTATACAGAAAAAAGGAATGTCGGGTGCAATGAGGTTTTTATTGGAAAAAAACAATGGAAGAGTTATTGGCGATGAGATGGGTTTTAATAATATAACAAAAGAGGGTGACCATTTTGGCGCTGAAAGAATAGGTGAAAAAATAGGTGCATTCTTCTTAAATTTAAATGGGGTAAGCGATTTACCAACCTTTGATTTATGGTGGTCTCGTACTTGGAATAGATGGATGGGTACACCATTAAATAAACAGGGTACAGAATTACAAGACTCACCTAGAAATAAATCAGAGAGAAAGTTAATGACAAATGTTTTATTTTCTTTGTCTGATAGGTTGTCGTCTGTATTTGGTGTTGATATAAACCCACAAGATGTTCAAGCATTACTATGGTATTATGAAAAAGATTTATATATTAGGTCAGGTGCAACGCCATCTGATTTAGTTAGTTTTAAAGATGTAGCAATAGAAAGACAGGAGACTATAAATGAAAAAGAAAGACAACTTATCCAATCTACCTCACCCGAAAGTATATCAAAGTCTTTACAAGATGAAAGAGATGGGGATATTAGAGCCTCAGAACAGGAGTACAGTGATAGAGATATTGAGGCAAGAGATAAAAAGGCTAGAGAAAGCGTTCGGAAAGGAGATTCTTTCCAAATAAAAGCATTTCATGGAACAAATAATCCTTTTATAGATTTATTTAATCCTGATGCAGTTAAGAGCCACCAAAAGATAGGGGATGTGCAAGGTTGGGGAACTTATTTTGCAGAGCATAAATTATTGGCTAAATGGTATGCAAAACTAAGGGCAGATAATGTTCACCCTCAAGATAAAGAAGAGGTTGATGGAAAACCTACTGTATATGAAGTAATTGTACACAAAGGGAAAAAGCCAAATCAGTATGATTATCTTCAATGGGAAGACACACCATCTCAAAAACAAACAGAAAAAATATTACAAGCATTTTTAAATGATTTTTCTGCAGAAGAGATGCAACATGTGGTTAACTTATACAGAACACTTCAAACAGGCGAATCAATAAAAGTTCCATCATTTCATTGGAATCCAAAAACAAACGAAATCAATCAATATAATGTAAGCGCTACTTGGATAGGTCAAGATATTTATGACCTTGTTTCAAGTATATATGCAAAAAGAAATTTTTTACAAGTTGAAGAGAAAAATGCTCAATCTGTAATAGGTGATGCTAGAAAAGAAGCATCTATGTTCTTTTTAGAAGCAGGTATTGATGGTATTAATTTTATATCAGCCATGAGTCCTAAAGGTATCAAGGGTATATCTAAAGGGATTGTGGTTTTTGATGCTAATGAGATAGATATACAAAACAGAGAATCTTATCAATTAAAAGTAACAAAACAAAAACTTGACTATTCATCAGAATCAACCTATCAATATTTTTATCAAGGGATTGTTGATAAATTTGCAAGAATATTAAATATACAAGATACCCTTAGGCATTTACCTAAAGATTTAAATGTATATTTAGAATTGGTAGCATTCCCCGGAAAATCTAAATATTTAGTTGAACAAATAAATGTTGTTGCAGAAAAAATATTTAAAGCAGTAGAGCGTTCAGGTTTTAAAGTTTCTGAACTAGAAGATTTTTTATATGCTAAACATGTAAAAGAAAGAAACTCCACAATAAGAGAGCGAACAGGTGGTAAAGATAACGAGGGTTCAGGTATGAGTGATGAGTGGGCAGATGAAATACTTGATAAATACACAGGGACTCAAATAGAAAAAATAGCAGAAAGATTTCAAAAACAAATAGTTAGAAAGAATTTACAGGCTCTTAAAAGGGCAGGTTTAATTACAGAAGAAGAATTTATAGAGTTAAATGAGAGATGGAAGGACTATATACCTTTAAAAAACAGAAAGGGTATTAAAGGAATTCAAGATAGAATGAGAATGGGACAAGGATTTAGTATAGTTGGAAATGAATACAAAAGAGCCGGTGGAAGAAAGGGTATCAGGGCAGACAATGTTATCCTTCATGCTATTGCAGATTATCAAAACACTATAGTTCGTATAGAAAAAAATAAAATAATGAAAAAACTAGGTAAGTTGGTTGAAAAAAATCCTAGTGATTTGTGGAGCGTTAGAAAGGTTAAGTATAAATTAGTAAAACCTGTTTGGGATGATGATGGTAATTATGAACATCCTGAAATGGACTTAAAAGACAATGAAGTAGGGTTTAGGGATATTGTTGACGGTAAGGTTGTTCAATATGTAATAGAAATTAATGATTTTTCAGACAGTATTTTTAAATTTGAAAAAGGAAGAAACCCACTGCTATCATCTATTAAGAATATTGGAGTGTCAAAAAGTATACCTGTATTAAATAAATTAAATGGTTGGCTTAGAACTGTATATACAACTTGGAATCCTGACTTTATTATTTCAAACTTTGAAAGAGATATACAGACAGCATTTTATAATCTTAATATTGATTATGACCCCAAAATGACTGCAAGGATAATGCTAGATGTTAGAAAAGCATTAGCAGGTGTTTATAAGTCTGAGCGTGGTTATAAAAAAGTAACTGAGTGGATGAAAATCTACAAAGACTATAAGAAAAATGGTGGTCAAATGGGTTGGTTTGATTTAGATGGTATAGAGGAAAAATTAAGAAAACTTGAAAAGGATATTAGAATCTATACTGAAAAAGGTCAAACTAGAAGAAAAATTCAAGCAATAGGTAAATGGATAGAAGATGTTAACCAAGCAATAGAAACAGGTGTAAGATTATCAACATATAACACAATGCTAAATAACGGTATGTCTAAAAAAGAGGCTATTCAAGTAGCCAAAGACCTTACTATTAATTTTAACCGTAAAGGTGAGTGGGGTTCAATGATAAACAGCCTATATTTATTTTTCAATGCCGGTGTTCAGGGCGCTGTAAATGTTGGTAAGAGAGCAATGACCCCCGGTGGTGGTGCTGTAGCAGGAACTCTATTTGCAATGGGTTTTATAAACAGTTGGTGGAATAAACAAATGTGTCCTGATGGATATAATCATGAAATATCGGATTATAAAAAAGATAATTATTTGATATTTATGAAACCTGACTGCTCTGTTGGTTTTACATTAAGAATGCCTTATGGTTGGGGAGTTTTTAAAGCCGTGGGAAGTATTGCTGAGGATTATGGTGCAGGAGATTCTAGTTTAGGTGAGTCAACAGCAAGAATATTTGCAAGTTTTACTAATTCTTTTAACCCTTTTGGTGGTGCTAATCTTTCTCAAATGGTTACGCCTACATTTTTAGACCCTATATTTCAATTATATACAGATACAGATTTTAAGAATGATAATATATATCCAAAATCTTGGGGTTACGAACATGTTCCTAGATATAGCCTTTACAAGAAGAACACATCGCCAACATATATAAAAATGGCTAAATTTTTAAATGATGTATCAGGTGGTAGAGGACAGACAGAGGGATTGATAAGAGTAGCACCTGTTGAACTAGAACATTTTGCTAACTTTTTTGGTGGTGGTGCATTAAACTTTTTAGATGATGCTCTTGTTACAGGCAAGAGTTTAATTACCGATAGAAAACTTCCAACCCTAAGGAACAGTGATAAAACAAATTGGGGTAAAGTTCCTTTTGCAGGGCATCATGTTACAACAGCAAATCCATATGTCGCTAAGGGTAAAATTTATGATTATTTAAATACTGCCGATACAGAAATGTATAATGAAAGAGAGCATGAAGAATTTGTAAACCTTCTTCAAATTGCAATTGAGAATGGTGTATTGGGTATAGATGAGGCGTTTGGGAAAAGCCCTGAAGATATAGATGGAGATTTAATGCCTGATGTTGGAGATGGTGGTATGTACAAAAAATTTAGAGATAATCAGAGGCAGGTATTTAGGTCTATTAAATACGATACTAATAAATTTGAATATGAGCCTGAATAATGGAAAAAGAAACCATAGAAGGAATAATTGGCGCTAATATATCTGTATTGATTCTATTATATATATCTATTATGTTGCGAGAAATCCTTCAAAGTATAATAGTTGGTGTTATTTGGAGGTGGTTTACACACCTAGAAGAAGATGATGTTGTATATATACATTGTGGAAAAAGAAAATGTAGAATACAAAAGTTAGGTATAGTAAATGTTTCTATGTTTACATATGACACAAAAGCAAAATTAATTATGAGTTATAAAGCATTAGAAGAGTTAGGAATTGAGAAAAAATTACCAAACGGAAATGGGAGTAGTTAAATGTCAGGAAACGAAACGCCTAATATAGTTAAAACACAACAATATAATTTTATAGGAGGAGAAAGGTCTTTTGGAGATGAAAACTCAGGCACTGATGTTCAGTTGCAATTTACGAGACTTCCTGATTCTATTGAAACCGTTGAACAAAAATATGAATTCAATAAGAAAAACCCATACTTAGGAATGAAAATACAAATCGATGATGCTAAGGTGGGTGAAGATTTTTTTAAATTTTATCACAACCAATATGGTCAATATATACCAAACTTACATAATGAGTATATTATAAAAAAAGGAAAAGAAGGCGATGTAAATTATATGTATTACATACCTCTTCCATATAGAGATATCCCATCTAGGTTTGACCAAGATAAATGGATAGAATTTACAAATAAACATGATATAGAAAATATAATAGGGTATGTCCCTATAGATGAGTGGGACTATAGAGTTAACCTTATAAAACAAGGAAAAATGAGACAGTGGAACGGTCATAAAGAAATTATGGAGGTTATGTGGGAATATGACCAAGTACCAATAGAAGATATGAAATCAAAGTCAGTTCCTGAAAATTATAATGATTATAGTTACCCTACAAATGAATATCCGGAGGAATAAATGATACAAACATTATTATTAAAGGCAATTATAGATGGAGTAATGAAGCATATTGAAAAAGCATCAGATAAAAGAATTGCAAAGACTCATGATAGAAAAATTAAAGAACTAGATAAGAGGGTTAAAAAACTTGAGCGACAAAAAAAATAAATATGATTGGAAATACCTAATGTCTTTACCTAAATACCAAAGAGATTGGGAGATAAAGAAAATGGCTAAAAAAGAAAAGGAAGAAGATGAAGTTAAAAGACCAAATAAGTGATTGGGTTATTGCTAAAATAAAAGACCCTGAAACAAAAGATAAGGTAATTCAAAAATGGAATGACTCAGTTAATATACCTATACTAAACGAAAAGACTGAAGAAAAAATATTTACTGCTATATATGATTCTATCGTCAATGTATTTGAGGATGTTTTAAAAAAGTAAGATTATTTTCTTGTTTAAAAGATTTGGTGTGCTTAAGTTTATAGCAACACACAGGGGGTGATTAATGAAAAACAAGATTAAAAAAGAAAACATTTATACAGTACATGGTAGAGTTAATACTAGTACTAAAAAACCTTATACTGAAATCAAAAAAAATGGTAAGCATTATTGCTATGCGCCTTATGGTTTATTTGCATCACACATGAAATCAAAAAGGGTGGAAGTTTAATGCATTTAGTATTACATGATTATGTTTTATATAATGAGGAACTAACATTGCAGGAAAAGTGTATATACTCTTATATAGAAGGATTTCATGACACAGCAGAAAAAACATTCTATGCATCTAATAAGCACCTAGCAAAACTAATGAATGTTAGTACAAGAAGAATTTCTTCCATTATATCTAAATTAGATAAAAAGGGTTATATATATATATCTTATACATATGTTGATGGGACTAAAGAAATTAAAAATAGATGTATATCATTAAATCCAAGTGTTTTAGGTTTAATGAAAAAGGGTGTTGAAGAAAGTTTCAAGGGGGGTATAGAAGGAAAGTTCAAAGGGGTGGTGAATAAACCTTCTAGTAATAATAAAGAAGAGATAATAAAGAAGAAAAAATTGTTCGAGTCTTGGTGGAATCTTTATAATTACAAACACGATAGAAAGGGGTCAGAACATAAGTTTTATAAATTAGATTGTGAAACTATCTCTAAAATAATGGAGCATACAGAGACTTATGTTAAAAATACTAATACAAATGGCGTTTATCCTTGTCGTAGACATCCTGCTACTTATCTTAATAATGAAACTTGGAATAATGATATTATTCAAATAGATAAGGAAGTAGACTCTATTGATATGTCTAAATTTAAAAGAACAACAAATGGACACTTAATAGGCTATTGTCATGAGTGCAATGGGGAGAGTATGTTTTATAAAGAGTGGGATATTAAAAAAGGAACTTCATGCAAATGTAATTCAAAAATTCATCCAAAAAGGAAGGTTGCTTAAATGGACTTAAAAGATAACCCTATTTATAAAAAACTCGACACAAAAGAACAGTTTTATAAGTACTTAAAACTCTTATTTGAAGATTTGGAATTTATAAAATCAGATAAGATTTTTTTAGAAAAACAAAATCAAAAACTACAAAAAGAAATACAGATGCAGGGGTTAAGAATTCACAAGTTGGAGAAAAGACTTGAAAAAAAATAATATAAAAATAGTAGAAAAATATTGCTCAAAGCCATTAAGCGACATTCAAAAAATGACTGATGATTTTGCTAAATGGTTAGAAGAAAACGAAAACAAAATAGGGGGTGAAAATGACACCGGAACAACTGATAAAAAAATATAAATTAGAAAAAGGTATTCACGCAGATTATTATGAACACTTTCAATCTAAAAAAACTGTATTAACTCACAGGGCATGTGAAAAGATAGCAGGAATTGAAGGCATTGTAATGAAGGCTATACAAGTATTAAACTCTGAAAGAGATTTTGCTAGGTTTTTAGTTACTATGGAACTAGGAGAAAAAACAATATCTTCTGTAGGTGAGGCAGACAATAAAAATTGTACTAATAAATTTGTTGGGTGCATGGCTGAGAAGAGGGGTATAGACCGTTGTGTACTTAAATTAATAGATGCACATGAATTTGCTTTTTCTGAGGTAGATTTTGCAGACCATAATGCGCAAAATTTTGAAGTTAAACCCACAGCAACGCCAAGTGCTAAAGTAGAGGAATCCACAGAAGATTCACCCCCTTCATCCTCTACTGCTTGGCGTAATGAAAAGTTTAAGCCATTAGATACTAAAATAAAGAATATAAGTAATGATGATTGTAAGTTTTGGCGCAAAGCAGATATATCTGATAAGCGTTCTGCCGAATTAATACAATTAGAATTTCAGTATAGGCTTAAAAAACATAATGAAATTAGGGGGGAAAAATAATGTATGAATATTTAGATACATCTAATGGTAGATGGGTTCAGGTTTCAGATAGTCATACAGTTGCATCTGTTACAACAATATTAGGTATTATTAATAAACCCTTTTTAACTGAGTGGAAATTAAAGCAAGGGTTTAAGGCAGATATGGAATTGCAAAAGGCATGTGATTTAGGCAATGTTTGTCATGATATTATGGAGAGGCTTGTTAATGGAGAGGATATTGATTGGACAGATGAGAATCATTATCATATAAAAGGTAGGAAATTAAAAATAAGCAGAGGAATGTTAAAATCTATTATATCATTTGTTGAATGGTGGAACAACGGAATACCTAAAAAAGTAGTTCAAACAGAAGTACATCTTTATAATGAAAAAAGAAAATGGTGTGGAACTGCTGATTTAGTTTGTGATATTTGGAATGATAAAAAGGGTGCTTGGGAAAGGTGGTTAATTGATTATAAAACATCTAAGCAATTATCAGAAAATGTAGACCTTCAATTAACGGCTTATTCTATTTTATATAATGATTACAACCCTGATAAACCTGTTGTAAGGATTGGCGCATTACATTGCAAGAAAAGTTGGATAAGAGCAAATACATGTAGCGCTAATTTGAAGGAGTTTAAAATATCATCTGATGTTTGGGAAGGTATAGTTAACGCATACTATCATTACAATCCTAAACCAAGAATAAAAAGTGAATTAACTAGAACATTTCAATTAAAGGAGTATAATGAAGAGCAAATCATCGAAGATAAAAAAGAGTAATATATATCCACAATTTGTTGCTCATGATGGAACTATTTTCCGTACTATGAAAGAATGGAAAGAATACTTAGATAAACATCCTGAGGAGATACCCTTTTAATGTATAAAAGACCTATATATGAAACATCTGAGCATCTAAAAAGGGAGTATGCAGTAAGAGACATAATCCAAAAAAAATGGATATGCAAATTAGAAAAACTTCCTAGAAAAGATATCATAGATTATGCTATATGTAGACATGGTAGCATATGTGGTTGGATTGAGATTAAATGTAGAAAACAAGAATATACCTTAAGTACACATTTAATGATAAGTATGCACAAGATAAACCATGGTAGGCTTATCTCAGACTCTACAGGGTTACCATTTTTCTTGGTTGTTAAATTTAACAGTGATATTTACTATTATAAAGACAATAGAGAAAAGCATGAACTAAGGTGGGCAGGTAGAATTAAAAGTCAAAGAGATGATGAAGACTTAGAACCATGTTACTTTATAGAAATAGGATTATTTGAAAAATTATGAAGTGTTTTCATTGCAATTCAGAGTTGGTTTGGGGTTCGGATGTATCATTTGAAGATAGAGCAATTGACGGAGAAGGCATAGTAAGTTTTTTAAGTTGTTCTAATAATGATTGTGACTGTAATGTTGAAGTGTATTTGAGACAAAAATTATGAGATTAAAACTATATAAAAACAAACAGGATAGAGATACACTAAGAACTGAATGTGTTGAAAAGGGATTTACTGAAAGTAAAATAGTGGCGCATCAGTTAAGAATGGCTTTAAACTTTGGTGGTATTAAAAGTCAAAATGCTGTAGGATTAGCATCAAACCAAGTAGGTTTAAATTCTTCTGTTTTTATTGCTTTAATCGATGGTAAGTGGGAGTCTTTTATTAATCCTAGATTAGAGGCACATTCAAAAAAATTGGTTGCTTACAAAGAAGGGTGTTTATCCCTTAAAAAACAATTTTATACCAATAGATATGAGTGGGTTAAACTAAGTTATGAAAGATTACCTGACAAGAGAGTTACTAAAAAATATAGTGGCTTTAGTGCAATAATAATACAACATGAGTTAGACCATTTAAATGGTAAACTATGTAAAGATGGGGGAATAAATTAATGAGTGAATGGGAAAAAGCATTAAAAGGCTCTGTTGAATCAACAACAACAGAAGTCATATCACCAAGTAAATTTATAGAACAAAAATATCCGGAAACATCTCAATTATTAAGAGAACTCCAAGATATGCAATATAGATTGTTTTGTTCTAAACAACAAGATTATGGTAGTGGAAATATTTCCTTAGGTGGCGATATGGAAAACCATAAAGACAAAAACTTTGCTATGTTAGGATTGTCTATAAGAATGAATGATAAATTACAAAGGTTACTGAATTTAGTTAAGTCTAATAAAGAACCTAATAATGAATCATTAGAAGATACACTTATGGATATATCTACATATGCATTAATGACAATAATCGTAAATAGAGGAGTATGGACAAAATGAAAATCAAAGACATGCGTACAGGAGAGTGGGGAAAAATTAAAGCATTCTTCACTTTAGTAACATCAGAAGGCTTTGAAATTAAAGGTTGTAAATTAGTTGACGGACAAAATGGTGTGTTCGTTTCAGCGCCACAGGAAAAGAATCCAAAGGATGATAAATATTATGATACTGTTTGGATACCTAAGGAAGTTAGACCTGAGTTAGAAAGAATTGCATCTCAGGAATTTTCACCTGTTAAAGAGAAAGCAGTAACAGATGGAGATATACCATTTTAAACGAACTCTATAAAGAGAATGTAGAATTAGCAATGCAACTATCTCATTGTAAGAAGTTGCTTGATGTCGCTATGGTAGGACTAAAAGCATCAGCAGAGATGGGAGATGTCATTGCTAAAGAATGTTTAAAAGAACTAGAAAAAGTAGGGGAACAAGGAACTTCGGAAAACTCGTAAGTTGCTCGTAAGTTCAGTCGGACTTGTTCCTCTTCTAGTTCAGTTAACCTAAACAAAAGGGAGTATACTATCCCAAGAAAAGCATCAAGAAAAACACTTATCAAAAAACTTGATAGAATCTTCTCTAAATTTATTAGAGCAAGAGACAAGTTCTGTGTCTTATGTGGCTCTTATGAGAATCTTAATGCAGGTCACATATTTTCAAGAAGACATTATTCAACTAGATGGGATGAAGAGAATGTTGAATGTCAATGCTATCCATGTAATTTTAAACACACACATCAGCCTTGGATATATCATAACTATGTAATAGAAAAGTATGGTAAAGAACGAATGGATGATTTATATTCTAAGCACATAAAATCACGAAAATTTTATGATTACGAATTGGAGGAACTAATAGAGGAGTATACAATCAAACTAAAGGAACTTGAAAAATGATAATGAAATCTAGATATATAGACCCTATTCGTATAATAAATAATCTAGACACTGCAATAAGAGATGCAGAAATTCGTGCATATTTTGATGGTTTAAATGATAGTGGTGCAGATATGTCTTATGAGAATAAATTACTAGCAGTAGTCAATAAATTTTTAGTTAGTTATGAATCAGCAAAAAAAATCACAACAACGCCTAAGCAATCTTAAGGTTGGACATGCAGGTGAACATTTCACTTGCTATGTTGCAATGATGCAAGGATATGACGCTCATAGAGTATCAGGTCAAAGAATGTTTGATGTTATTATAGAAGACCTTGGAACTTTATATAAGGTTCAGGTTAAAACATCTAGATATAGAGATAAAGGTAAGAATCTAACCTTTTCTTTAATAAGGCGCTCTATGGATTACCAATTAAAAAAATCAGTTGACCATCAATATAAAAAAAGAGATGTAGATTTATATGCGTTTGTTTCACCTGAATATCAGAAGGTAGCATTTATTTCTTCGCAGGATATTGTTAACAAATACAAGATAAACCTAAGTAAAGAAGACTTTAATAGATACACCTTAAAAGATGCATTAAACAATATAAAGAAAACAATACTATGACTTATAGAAAAATTCCGGTTGTACCATTCAACCAAAGAAACTATTCAAAAGAAAGATTTGTTGTACCTGAATATAGAGATATAAAAGACCCATACAAAAAGGCTAGACAGGTTGCTCTTGATAGTTCAGATAATGGTCGTTGTTGGTGGATATATCAACACATCTTAAACTACTTTATGCATCCAACTAGTTATTAAAAAAAAACCCCCTAACTGTGCAGTCAAGGGGTTTCTTTATTACAGCATCTTGTTTATGTATTTACTTTTTATCGGACAACTCTTCCTCATCATGCGTACAAGATAGTGGTGAAAAATTAAAGCACTCTTTACTTTTACAACCCTTATCCTTTTCAATTTCACCTGAAAATGCATTTATTCCATTAAGATGTATGCGAACTGATTTACGCCTTGCTACCAACCCAACAACTACTTCCTCAAGTTCATCTGATTTAACCATACCTACGCCTGTATAAGCCAATTCATGACCTAATGTATCTATAATACTTAAGTCTATTAGGGTAACATGAAGGCTATCTAAATCATCCTCAAGCGTTATGGTTAGTTTAAAATCATTGTCTCCATAGTTTTCTTTACGCCAAACCCATGCATCTAAATTACCTGATGGACATCCATCAAATGCAGGGTCAATAACAATAGACCTTTCAGGTTTTGGGATGTGATGTTCGCTAACTTCCATGTCTCTGTTAGCCTCAACAAAGTAAAATGCAGACTTCTTTAATAATGAATTAAACTTCTTAGCATTTTTATCAAAGATATCAACATTAGTATTAATTTTAGCATCTCTCTCTTGCATCCTTTGTTCTCTTTCGGCTGTCTGTATACCGGCTACTCTAACCTCATTATCATAATCATCAAATGTCTCTTTTATTTTACCTATAAGAGTTTTGATTTTAGCAGATGTCCTTAGTCTTGTAGAACCATAACCATAACGACCTCTACCTGCAACATAGGTAACTGAACCTTCATATTGAAAGTAATACCCTTGCTTGTCTATTGCTTTTTGTAGAGCGCTATAATCATATCTAACTTCACCACCGTATCCTATTTTTATATTTAGGAATTTTTCTCTTTCATCACCATTAGCATTAGTATAAGGAAGTTCAATTTTTATTTTGAAGTCTGTTGCTCTAAGATTACCAAACCCATCGTTAACCCATATATCAATAACTTCATTAATACTAGCGCCTTTTACCATCTCTTGGTGTTTTTCATTGATTGGATGCACCCATAAATGATGTTCTCTACCTCTAGAGCCACCACTAGCAACATATTCATCAAAAGACATGGAAGTCTTTTCATCGATTGCATTTAAAACTTCCTGAATAACACCTTTATTTTTGAATGATTGTCTAGTATTAATATAACCCTGAACTTGCTCTCTTCTCATTCTGTTAGCATCATGAATTAAAGGTATTCTAATAAGGTCATTAGTCATAAAACCTTCGATGTAATTAATAGCATCTTTATTACCTTCATGAAAGGATGTGCTACTAATAATAGCCTCTTTTTGAACCACTTGCATTTTGTTACCATTCCATGTTGTATCATCTGTATTTACATTAATAAAAACAGGTACAACATGACCACCTTCTCTATACAATTTGAAGTAGAATTTTGGATTATATTTATTTGGATTATTTACATACATGCTACAATGATATTCTAGCGCATGGACATTTAAATCATATTTCCAATCTTCTATATCAAATTCGCCCTCTTCATCTTTATATGTTTCTTTAAGTTTTGCTATACAAGTATGATGCAGTTTTGACTCACCGCCACCCTTCCATGTTTCTTTAAGTTTTTCATTAATAACTTCATCTGCTTGTGGTGTAAAACTATAGTTAACTATGCTAACCTCATGCATATAATCATCATCAATTTTATCATTAAAGAAGTTAAATACATTAGTGAAGACCTTTTTATTACCTCTACTATAATACTCTCTATCAGCAATTATTAAAGTTACATAGTCTTCCTCGCAATAATCCCATTTAACTGATGCAATTAAACCGCTATTATCCTTCATTGGGTCATTCAACCTAAGAAGTCTAACGCTTTTATTTGCAACATGGCTACTAGCCTTTTTAAGATAATTGAATATGTTTTCTATCATGTAGTTTGTTTTTAGTTTATTTAGTATTGTTGTCATTTATAACACCCCTGTATTTGATTATTTTAACCGTTTCGTCCTTTTGGACTCATCAGACCTGACCCACATCAGGTGACGGCATAACGCCGTCTTTTAGTTTTCTAAAGAGTTTTCCAATATCATATCCACACCTTTTTCTGCTCTTCCTGATGCCCATAAAATCCAATCATGGTTGTTTTTAAGCACTTTTATCCATGAACCAATGTAATTGCTTGTATTCTCAATATGGTCACCTTTAAAGCCACAAATATCACTTAGAATTTGCGCTCCCATTTCAGCAACTAACTCCTCAGCAGAATACTGTCCTTCAGAATGCAATTTGTCACCGTTTCCTAGGTCTGCATTATCAAATCTATCTAACCTAGATTTATGTCCTGTAGAATGCATCATTTCATGGAATATTACTTTATGAAGCGATTCCTCGTTAACCCAATCAACAACTCCATCACCATAAGGAATATTAATATAATCCATACTAGGTACATAGTAAGGTGTATTAGCATTATCATAACCAAATCTAATAAAGCCTGTTTTCTTTTTTGTTTCCTCTTGTATTTTATTATCCCAATCAGATATTACTTGAGAACTCATTCCTGTAAACTCATCTAACTCATCTTTTACTTCAGGAATAACTACATCAGGTTTATACAATGATGTTTGAGATATATTAAATACATTGAATGTTCTTAGCATTGGAATTGTTTTAGTTGTCTCTTCACCTGTTTTTGGGTCTTCTTTAGTAACTTTTAAGAATTTCCAAAGCACTACTGTTGTGCCTTTAGAACCTTTTAAAACATGTCCACCTTCATCAATACATTTTTTATATGTCATCCAAACATTTGTAGGATACTGTTCCGACATACAAATTGAATTTAATATCCATCTGTTCATTCCTCTATATAATTTACCATAATAATTTCGTGCGTTACCGATTGTAGTAGAGTATGGTTGTGACCAAGGAACTATTCCTTTTTCTAAACAGGATATTATATTTTTTGTTACTGATTCTGAGATACTTTTTATTGTAGGTCGTTTGTAGGCTTTTTTATTATATTTTTTCATGTGTTTGTCCTTTTCGTTAATTAATAATAATAGTAAAGTTAAGCACTAAAACATATAAGTAGGTAGTCTTTTTTTTATTTTTATTAAATAAATATGCATTATTTAAGCATTTTTATGTCAGTATAATAATTTATTCATTTTACTTAAAAAACCTGATTAAACAGGCTCAATTACAGGAATTTTGAGTACTCTGAGCATAATTATAACATTGAAATTGCAACCTTAATACAAGTAGATATATTTTTACCTGAAACTATTATTATTATATGTAGTATAATACATATAATGAATGAAGTATTTATATTTACAATTGGAATTACACTAGGTTGTGTAATTTCATATATATTCTTTAAGACAGGTGTCAATATTAATATGGATGCCTATAATAATTTCACATACAATACTACTACTGAGTCAGATGCTGTAGATGATGCAGATGATATTAGTACTACTGTAGATGATACTTCATTAGATTGGGATAATTATCCATACACTAATGAGTATAATGATGCAGAGAATACTTCAGAGATAATAGGCTTTATTGATACAGAGAACGATGAACCAAACTAATATATTTAAAAGATGGTATGCTAATACTGTGTTATGGTTTTTAAGGACTAATACCCTCAGTCACCGGTTCATCAGTAATAGTATAGCCAACTCATATGATGAGGGATACAAAGCAGGACTCCTACAATTTTCTAAAGAAAAACTTGGTAAGAAGTATGTCAAGAAAGTAAAAAAAGTTATTAATAATGCATATAAGAGAGAAAATCTAAATAGCAATGGCTGAAGATAAAAGGAATAACAAAGGTCAATTTAATAAAGGTATATCAGGAAATCCTAACGGTAGACCCAAAGGAAGTACCTCGATTGCTCAACAGTTCAGGGACAATCCAAAAGTGGAAGGTCTTATGCAGAAGATGATTGAAGTGGCTAATACCCTCGGAACAGACGGTGAACATAGTCAAGCAGTAGCCTGTGCTAAAGAAGTAATAGCAAGAGCGTATCCTACCCTCAAACAACAGGAACTTACAATAGATGCAGAGGTCAATAAAGGATATGTGATACTTCCTGAAAAGGTAGATGTTACCAAAGAACCCAAGACCCTAGAGGATGCTATAGAGGATGAGTGATGTACTCTTCAAGCCACATGAAGGCGCACAGACAAAAGCATTGCAATCAGATGGATTATTTGAGTGCTGTTTCGGTGGAAGCAGAGGAGGTGGTAAAACGATGGTAGGTCTTGCATGGCTCATCGATTATACCTCTAACCCTAAGTTCAGGGGACTTGTTATAAGGCGTAATGCCGATGACCTTGCAGATTGGATTTCAAGAGCAAAAGAATTTTACCCATATGCTAGAGTGGTTGGTAAACCTGCAGAGGTTCGCTTTCCCTCAGGCGCTGTCATTAGATGTGGACATCTTAATTCAGAAGACAGTTATACTAAGTATCAAGGACACGAATACCAAAAGATTTTAATAGAAGAAGCCACTCAGATTCCAAGTGAACAGTCATACCTCAAACTCATATCATCGTGCAGGAGTACTGTAGACGGACTAATACCTAAGGTTATGCTAAACTGTAATCCGGGTGGAAAAGGACATGTGTGGGTAAAACGCAGGTTCGTAGATGTAGGGGAACACAACAAAGCATATAAAGACCCTATAACGGGTAGATATAGAATGTATATACCTGCTACTATATATGACAACCCTACTCTTATGGAAAAAGACCCACACTATGTACATTATTTAGAAGGATTACCTGAGCCATTAAGAAGTGCATGGTTATTAGGTGATTGGAATATATTTACAGGTCAATACTTTACAGAATGGAATCCTAGGGTTCATATTATAAGCGTAGAGGATGCAGAAAAGATTGGGTATAACAAGTATAACAATACACATTATATGGGCATAGATTGGGGATATGCGAATCCTTTTTCTGCTTTATGGTGTCAGGTAACTGATGATAAAATAGTATTTGTTGATGATGAATTATACGGAACGGAGAGGCATCCTGCTGAATGGGGTGAATTAATGAAGGCTACAAATAGAGGGAGGGATATTAATTTAGTATTGGGAGACCCAAGTATGTGGGCAAGAAATCCAATGGCGTGGAATAGTCCGGAAACCACTGCTTATACTGATTCGTCTATTGCTGATTGTTTATCTGATTATCTTCCTTCTTTAATGAAAGCGAATAACAGTAGAGTTAATGGTTGGAGTAATATGGCTAGGTTAATGCATTACACGGACGATTCCATTCCATCATTTTATATAATAGAAGATAGGTGTCCAAATTTAGTTAGAACAATCCCTGAAATGATTAGGGATGAAAAAAACCCTGAGGATATAGATACTACGCTAGAAGACCACGCAGTTGATAGTTGCAGATATATGTTAAGTCATATAATAGCGCCTCATAAACCAAAGCCTAAGAAGTCTTATATGCAAAGACAAATAGATACATTGGTGTGGGAAGAAAAAACAGTTAATAATGATTGGTCTTATAATTGGGGAGAAAGTTAATGTCAAACGAGTTAATAGAAAAAATTAAAAGAAGAATAATGCCTCATAGAAGAACTTTTGATACTTCTGATAAAGGGTCTAGTTATAGTCGGGAGAAAAAAGATAAGTATCTTTTTAGAGCAGATGGAACTAGAATAGGAAGAATAAATCCATATTCAGGTGATGGGCAATATGATGCGAATTTAGATGGGTTCGAGGTCAGAGATAAGTTTGATGCTAATCTCTATAAGAGTTTTGTTTTAGGTGATGAAGCCACAGGGACTAATGAACAGACAGGCATGGCTACATATACAGACCCTAAAACGGGCAAGAAATATGTAGTTCACGGGAGTGAAGGAGTCATAGATAAAAAAACAGGCGACTTTCATTCATATCAAGATAACACTTGGTCAAAAAATCAAAATGCTCCTTGGATAGGAACTCATGGTAATTTTGGCTATATGAATGAGGGTAGCGGGTTTGCAGACGATAGTATAGCATTTGTAGATAGAACCGATGTACCTCATTGGTCTATTAAAAAAGGCAAAAATATGTCATCGGCAATATATGAAGGAGACCACGGAGAGGTAGCAGATTCGTTAAATGAAGGCTCGACTATAAGAGAGAGGGAAGCATCACATATTGGGGAGTCATACGATTACTTGAAAAATTTACATGACTTAGGAAAAAGTGGGTATATAGAAAAATTTTTAGAAAAGGTTCGTGTCGGTCATGGCTTTGATAGAGATGGTAGAGCATTCCAATACAAAACTGAAGCGGAGGCAATTGCTGAAGCAGAAAAGGATTGGGAAAGAATAGAAAATAGATTTAAAGTTGATAAAGATAATAAGCATCTTGATTATAATAAAGATGGAAAAATATCTAGAGAGGAACAACTATCAGATGTATCAGAAGGCAACCGTACACAAAGACAAGTAAATAGAAAACTATTTGATAGTGATAGGTCGGTTTATAGTAGAGTCAATCCTGAGACAGGTGAAACAGAGTGGTTCACTAGATGGTCAATAGGAAAACTTGGAGGCAAAGAAAGAAAGGTTTCAGAAAAAAGAGCAAAGTTTATTAAGAAGAAAATGCACAAAAGACAAGATAGGGTTTATGGTGGAGAATAAACTAGAAGAGGCTATAAAATTAATTAAAAAATATATAGATGAATCAAAACCTAAAGGAAGTAAATTCTCTAAATATTTTTCATTGAACGAACTTATTAGGTCAGAAACTGCTACCCGTTTAGGTATCAAAAACAAACCTAGTAAAGCACAAGAAGTGCAATTAAAGGAGATATGTAGATATGTTCTTGACCCCATCAGAGAACACTTCGGTGAGCCGATTAAAGTGACATCAGGATATAGGTGCGCTAAACTTAACGAGGTTATCGGTGGCTCATCCAAGTCACAACACATGGCGAAGAACGGGGACAGTGCAGTTGACTTTAAATTTTTAGGCGACAAGGTTGATTTGCCTAAAGTTTTTAAGTGGATTACAGAAGAATCAAAACTGCCTTTTGACCAATGCATATCAGAATTTTTACCTGATGGATGGATTCATATTAGTTATATATCTGTAAATGGTAAAAATCGAGGAAAGGTTACTATAGCAAAAAAAGTAAATGGTAAAACTGTTTACGAAAATAAGGAGTAGTCTATGGCTATGGAAGAAGATTATGGGTATGAAGTAGATGCCTCTATCAAAAAAATAAAAGGTAAAACGGCTAAAGTACTAAAGGTTAAATTGCTAAAACCTAAAAGCAATGTAGGTGGTAATGTGAAAGTTAAAAAGAAAAAACTTGGAGCATCATCAGTAGCCTTAAGCGAAATAAACAGAGAAATGAAAGAGAATCCGGGGACAGGATAATGGATAAATATGATGCATCTATACCTGAAGGCGCTGAAGTAACACAAATAGCAGGTTACAGTCCCTCAGATAAAGATAGAAAAACTTTAAAATATTTAAATAAAATGTTTAAAGCCTCTGAAAAGGCTAGGGCGCATAAAGTAAAAAGATGGCGTAGAAATGAAGAATTATATAATGGTGACTTTTTTAAACCTTTTAAACTTCCTAAATACAAATCTCGTGTTATTGCTAATGTAATTCATTCTACTATTGAAACTATTTATTCAATAATGACGGATAGATTCCCTAAGGTTGATATAATGCCTAAAAGGAGAGACCAAATTCAAGATGCTATGTCTTCTCAAGAGGCTGTTGAATCTGAAATGGAAAAATATAATTGTAAGCGCTCTGTTCGTGCTATGAAGAGGGATGGACTTTTATATGGTAATGGTTTTATAAAGACAACAATAAATGACGGGCATATACATTATAGTGTACCTGATGTTTATACTGTCTTTGTTGACCCTTTAGCAACCTCAATAGATAATGCTAAATGTGTTACTTTTGCTAGTCCAACATATATAAAAGATATTAGAAATGATTTTCCTAATGGGAAATTTGTTAAGCCTGAAGGGAATATGGATTCATTTAAATCTTTTATAAGAAATCCTGATACAGATGGAACTGTAGGTCAAGTGTCAACTGCGACACACTCTAGCGTTCCTGCAGGTGAAGTTAGAACAGATTACATAGAAAAAACACCATTGGTAGAGTCCGAGGAATATGACTATGGTGATGGTCAAGCATTATTAAAAGAGACTTGGTATTGGGAAGATGGCGAATTATGGTTGGCTACATGGTGTGATAAAGTTTTATTACAAAGAACTAAATCCCCTTATCCTTTTATACCTGTTGCTATGTTTAAGAATTATGCAGACGAACACCATTTTTGGGGTAAGGGAGAGCCTGAAATTATAGAACCACTTGCAGTAGGTACAAGTGTTCTTCTTTCTCAAGGTGTTGATAATTTAATATACCATGGTAATCCTGCGTGGGTAGTAGCAAAGGGAGTTGTTAAAGATTCTGCTATGAGACCCTCAGATAAGCCGGGACAAGTTTTTTATACAGATAACCCTAGTCAGTCAATACAAAGACTTCCTGCAGGTAATATAAGTAGTTCTACTATACCATTAGCAGATTCTTTGTTGAAAATGACAGACCAAGTTAGTGGTGTTCACGATATCACTCAAGGAAGAAATCCAAGTGGAGTGACATCAGGAAGAGCAATTAGTCAATTACAAGAAGCCTCTCAACAAATAATAAGAACTAAAGAGAGGGAAGTTGGTAGCGACACAATGATTGTTGTATACAAACAAACTTTAACTTTAATCAAAAACAATTATGAGCAAAATATAGATGTAAGAAAATTTAACGAGTCAGGTGCAGGTTATGAATTTTACGAACTTAATCCAACTGATGTAGATGATGATATGGATTACAAATATGTTCCGGGAAGTGCATTACCTGAATCTAAGGCTAGTCGTTTTGACCAAGCACTAGACCTAGTACAACTTGGATTATTAGACCAAAAACAGTTTTGGATGTGGACTCAAAAAGATATGTCTAAAGAAATTTTAGATGCTATGCTTGAACAAGAGAAGAAACAAAAAGAAGAGGCTGAAAGATTAGTAGAGATATTAAATAATTCTACTGACCCACAAGAGATACAACAGGCTCAATTAATGTTGAGAGAAATGATGGGTCAGCAACAATCACCTGAAGAACAAGCACAGCAACAAAATCAACAAGAGCAAAAGGCTCAGATGGAACAACAAGAACAACAAGCACGACAACAAGCACAGGAAGGTTCACAGAGTGGAAGAAGAAAACCTCAAAGATTCAACATTACGAGATAGAGAAATCTTTACGATGAAAGAATGGTGTAATAAAAATGGTTACGATGGTGTAACTAGGGAGTGCCTTATAAGTGCATCTGAGCAAGATGACCCAAAATTAAAGTTAATGGCTAAGGAACATTTAAGTAAAGGAATTATAAATAAGGTTAAGGAGAAAGATAATGACATCTATGCAAGAAAACGATTCGATTCAAGGAATCGTTAATACAATCAAAAAGAAAAAAGGCGATGATGGTGGCGGAGTCCAAACCGCAGGAAGACAAGCCTATAGCCAAGAGGGTGGTGGAGAAAGTGGTAAAAAATCTGCATTACCTGAAGGAAGTAATGAGGATTTACATGCAATGACACCTGAAAAGGCTCAAGAATTTTTATCTGCTATAGAAAATGCTATGCAAAAAGGTAAAAAAGAAGTTGAATTTGAAGGAAAGCGTTGGGCAGTTTCTAGCAATTTAGTTCAGGCTATCCAAGGCAAGGTAGCAGGTGGAGGAAGTGATGGTGGAGGCAAGGGAGGAGTTTCTTCTGCACAATCGTCACATCAAGTGGCTAGTAGTAGAAGAGGTTCAAGTCCACCTATTAGACCTCCTGCTAGACCGGGAGTGCCTAGTAGAAGACCATAAAAAAATTTTTTAATAACCAATCAAGGAGAAGTTATTATGCCTGATGAATACGGCAACATAGAAGTGACAGATGATGAGATGGCTAGTCTTACGGTCGAAAAGACCCCTTCTTTAAATCAGTCTGACTCGGAAACAAAGCCTTCTAATGAAGAAGTAAGTGAAGTTTCACGGGAAGAATCTAACGAAATAGAACAAGAAGCACCTATAACAAACGATTCCGAAGATGAGGAGTACGAATTGCATGTTGGTGAAGATGTTTTTTCAATAGATGATGTGTTAGGATGGAAAAAAGATTCGGATAATAAATCGAATTGGAATAAATCCAACACACAAAAAGCACAATCAATTGCTAAAGGCGGTAGATTGCTGAAATTACTTGACAATGATGATTCTTTCAGAGACCATATAAAAGAGTTCTTTTATGGGGAAGAGAAAGATATAAAAAAATATGGGTTAGATAATGCTTATGATGTTGATTTTGATGATGTCCAAAAGCAAGAACCTACACCTGTAGCACCACAAGTTCCTCAAGAAGACCCAAGGATGACTCAGTTGCTTGACAGAGTTGAAGGGTTGGAAGATGAAAAACTAGGAAGGTCTATTGGAGACAGATATGACTCTATTAAATCTAATAATCCTAATTTTTTCAGGGAGGAGAAAGATGGTGTTAGTTTTTTAGTTTTCTGTGAAGAAAATGGTGTCATTGAGAATAACGACATTGATATGGAAAAAACTTTCAAATTATGGAGTTATGACAGAGTAATGACAGAAGAAAATCGAAAAGAGCAATTGTATAACAACAGATTGAGGAATGAAGGGAGTACTGTTGGTAATTCAGAAGTAGGTGCTAAAGAGGTTCGCTCAGGCGATTCTCCTAAGAACTACAATGAAATTTCAATGGAAAATCCTGAAATTACTCGATACTTCAATTCGTAATTAAGGAGAAATTATAATGAGTTTAAATTATGATTCACTGAGTGCGTTAACTAGAGATAAATTTATCCCTGTTTTAGTTGATAATATTTTTAACTCTAATGTATTAGCATTTAAATTGTTAAAAAATGCTGAGAAATTAGATGGTGGTAAAAAAATATTAACACCTTTAGAATATGGTATGAATACTGCTCAAGGTTACTACTCAGGTTATGATGTGCTTGACACAACGCCTTCTGACCCAATTACATCTGCAGAATGGAATTGGAAATTAGCGTATGCTACTATTTCTATTTCAGGAGAAGATGAGTTGAAAAATTCAGGCGATTCTCAAGTTTTATCATTATTAAAATCTAAAATGCGAAATGCAGAAAAATCTCTTAAAGATATGTTTGGTAATTCTTTATTTGGTGTCGGTGATGCAACAGTTGGTAATACTGCACCTGATTCAAATGAAATTACTGCTATAAGTGGAGCATCATATGATACAGGTTCAGCAGGTACTGACTATGTTAAGACCGGCGCTGATAATTGTATTGTTGGTTTCGACAGAAGTTTAGGTGGTATTGATAGTACTACTTATACTTGGTGGGATGCACAATCTATGTCCTTCCATGACACTGACGGAACAAATGAATCTACTTGGACAGAACATTTGGATAACACTAATGGAGTTTCCCAAATAGTTCAAGATATGACTAAAATGTATGGTAAGTGTACAATAGACAACGATAGTCCTGATTTAATCGTGACTACTCAAGTTCTAATGGATGCTTATGAGTCATCTTTACAAGCCAATAAAAGATTTGAAGGCTCATCTGATTTAGCAGATGCAGGTTTCCAAACTTTAAGGTTTAAAGGTGCTACTGTTGTAGTAGACTCTCATGTACCTGATGGTTGTATGTATTTTTTAAATACAAAATATCTTGATTTCAAAGTACATTCTAAGAGGAATTTCTCATTTGAAGATTTCCAAAAACCTGTAAATCAAGACTCTCGTGTCGCTAAAATCTTTTGGATGGGCAACTTAACTTGCACAAATCCAAGAATGCAAGGTGCGATAGTCGGTGGTGATACAGATTACGCTTAAGGAGGATAAATAAATGGCTACAGTACAAAGTAGTGCCGACAAGAAAACTGTCGGTATGATTACTGAAAAAGATGCTGATGGATTTGTTTATACCCTTATAGGTGGAATCCGTTTTTACACTTGTACGGGCGCACCCGACCATACTACCGGTGTTAAAGGTTCTCTATGTGTCAGAACAGACACAGGGAAAATCTACATCGATAACGATGGAGCAGGTGATTGGAAAATAGTTACGAGTGCGTAACTAATCTTCTAGCATCAATATTTGGGGGGAACGATGGGGTTTCCCCCCAATTTAAATAGGAAGTAAACATGTTAAGAAATTATAAAAAAATAACAGAGCAAAGGCTTGATTTAGGTCTAATAAAAGATTTAGATGTTATCCCCATCTCTATAGACGGAACAGTTAAGATTAGTATAAAATATACTTTAACTAATTTTTTTAAAGTTCCTTCTGTTAAGCCTGTTATAAGAATATATTATCATAGTGTTAAAGGCTCTGTTAATAGCAATTATGACGAAATAAAATACAGTCATAAAAATATAAATTATGTTTCTGATGGCTCTATTAATAGAGTGACTTTAATTCATAAATTAGATACAGAAAAATTAGCAGTTTTATTAACAACTCCCTCTCAAGGACATGTAATGTATTATAAAGTTGTTTGGGATATTCCAACAGAGACTCAGGCATTGGTTGGTTCTGTTACAATCCCATCTAAGATAATTGAATCTACTGTTGATTATTGTCCAAATATATGGTTTGATATAAATAATATAACAAATCAAAAACCAATGAAGAAAAAATATATGACAACAACAGGAATGGATAATATTGCTATGGGAGAACAATTTAAAATAGGGTATAATGTTTTTAATCGGACACAAACAGATTATAAAGGTGAATTAAAGTGTAGACCAAAGTTAAAATTAACTTATACACACAAAACAACAGGCGCTTTAACTACGGTAGAGTTTGTTAGATTTAGTGTCCAATGTTACGATGCACAAGGTGTTGTTAATGCACCTGCAGTTGCATATGATTCATCGACTACAGATTTTATTATAAGTGGTGTACCTATAGGGGATTCTAACCTTGACATGGATGAAGATGCATGGTTTAATTCAAATAACCACAAATATACATTTAAAAACAATCAAACAAGTTTAACTTGGGATGATGAACTTGATGCAATAGGTTCAGTTGAAAAAGAACTTTCATTAAATGCATCTCAACTTACATAAGGAGAATTGAATGGCTGATTTAAGCACAAAGACATTAAAACAAGCGCAACCGGGACTATTACATACGGATAGCACCACAGATGTGTCTGCCTTAAGTTCTAATTGGGCAGTCGTAGAGGATGGTGATGGGAATAGAAGTGGCTTATGGTTGAAAAGTTCTAGGCATGTTTCTATCGGAGACGATAACCATAAGGGAGGAACTTCAAATTACCCTTTATATATCACTTCTCTTACAGGTCAAAATGATTTTATATGTATAGAAGACCAAAACGATAATAAATATGAGATGAAAACTAATCCCGTAGGCACTATATATCATAAATGGGGTGGTTCAACAGATATAGCAAGAAATATATATTTTCAATGCGATGGTGGAGCAGGAGCAACTAGTGATGGTAAAATAATTTTTTCAGTTGGAGCAGGTGGGTATCTTGGTGGAGCATCATCAGGTACAGGTGTTACCATAACAGGGACAAATGACAATAATAATAAAAGCACAGTGTCAATTGGTGCAACTAATAGTGCAGTGATACCTAGTACAGGCACTGATATTCCTACAGCATTGACTGTTTGGGGAGATATGAAGGTTTATGGTCAAATTCGTACTGCTGAGGCTGATAATGTTTTTTATGTGGATGTTGTTAACGGTGATGATGCAGATGCAGGAACATCAGCAAAACCAATAGCAAGTATAAATGAGGTGATGACTAGAGTAAATGGTCTTAGTGGTCAAAATATAACGATATACCTATTAGGTAAAGATGATTCATCATCAGGAAACGCCTCTGATAATGGATATACTATTGGCGTAGATTGTTATCTTTATAATTGCAATTTAAAAATTAAAGGTCTAAAATACGATAAGACAGAATTTGATACTTCAGATGGAGACCATGATTTACCTAGGCTTAATTTTAGCATGAATAATACTGTTACTGATAGAGGTTCTTTTGGATTTTGGTTAAATAATTGCACAGCAGATGTTTCTAATTTAAGATTAATCACACCTATATGGACAACTGATGAAGAAAAAGATGATGCTAATACAGACGCTATGTTTAAAACATTAGAAGGTAGATATTCTATAAGGATACAATATTGTAGAACCGAAATAGGGGATGTGCCTTTAATAGCAGGAGGAGAATCTGCAACAGTAGATATAACCCTGTTCAGAAATAGAATTATAAGGAGTGATGCAGGTTTAAGTTACGGTAGTGTTGGTCAATCAGGAGGACAAGATAATAGTGGAACAGCAGGAGTTCCTGTGTGGAATACAGACCATTTTGAAAATGTTGTTACAGCGCATGGTACTAAAGGTTATTTTGCTAATACTCATATGGGTAGAGTTTGGATTTTAGGAGACACTACAACATATACAGGTGGACTTGCAGG